GCGCAGGTCAGGAGAGATGCGAGATGGCTCAGAACCGCAATCTGCGTAGCGCTGACCAGCTGATCTCCCCCGCTATCGATGCGATGGTTGCCGCGCTTGACCCTCCGGATGCTGACGGGCCGCTGGTGGCGCTGGTGCGCAGGCAGGCGCGGGTGATTGACGGGATGCCGGATGCGGTGGCCTCCGCGATGCTGCCGAACCACGGCGGCCCGCTGCTGCGGGCGCTGGCCGAGCTGGAGAGGCGCGCGGCGGCGCGGCGTAAGCCGGAGCAGGGTCCGAAAACGCGGCTGGCGCAGCTGCGGGAGGCGCGTGCTGCCGGGCCTGGCCGCCGATGACGCCGGGGCTCACGGTGTCTCCGTGGCAACGGGCGATCATGGAGCGGGTGCTAGCCGCCGAGTACGCGGATCTGTGCCCGTCTCGGCTCAGGTATTGCCAGGGCGGTGCTGATGGCTCCGGCGGCTGCGTAGGCGGCGTCGACGTGACCGCCGCCGCGGCGGGTGAACCGCCAGCCGTCACCTGACTTGAGTCTGGATGCGCCTTTGATGTGGACGTCGAGGAGCGGGTCGGCGGGGTGGACGATGCGGCGGGCGCGTACGAGGTCGGCGAGTTCCTGGCAGATCTCGCAGACTTTGCCGCCGGACAGCTCCCCGGATTCGGGGATGTCGCCGGGCTGCCGTTCGCCGGGCCGTTTGTTGTAGCGGACGGCGAGGGCACGCAGGGTCGTGGCGAGCCCGGCAGCGGGCCCGCCGGGAAACCAGCCGAACGCCCGCGGCTTGATCTTCGCGAGCAGCTCGGGCAGTTCCGTGCGGGGATCGGCCGTGTTGTCCCACGCCTTGACGATCTCGACGCGGACTCGGCCGCTGTCGAGTTTCGCGGCCACCCCGAGCGTGGCGTGGGCGCCGTCGGGGGCGGCGTCGAAGCAGCAGGCGAGGCGGTCGCGCAGGGCGTCCATGGTGCCGGCGGAGTCGGCGCCGGATTTCCACGCGGCGTAGTTGACCGCGCCGTCGAGCTGGTCGACTCTCTGGCAGAGGACCTCGGTGCGGTAGACACCCACCGGGTCGGTGCTGATTGCGGTGCGGATCGCTGCGGCTGAGACGGTGTAGCCGAGGCCGGGGTTGGCCTGGCGGATCTGCCGCCAGTCGTCTAGCTCGCAGTCGTCTTCGCCGGACCATTCGAAGATGCCGATCGAGGGGTCTGTTCCGGCGAGGGCGACTTCGCGGAGCTGGTTGAGGACGACGCTGTCGTCGTCGCCCTGGTTGGACATGCACCAGATCTGGGCGTTGGCCCGGGCCATGGTGGTTTTAGATAGCGCCGACCAGGCGCGCCAGTTCCGCTGCTCGCGGAGCTCGTCGATGGTGAGCTCGTCGACGGCCAGGCCGCGGCCTGCTTTGCGGTTGGACGCGGCGATCTTGTACCGGCCGCCGGCGGCGCGGAACCATTCATCTTCTTCGTCGCTGTCGGTGATTTCCTGCTGTTCGGCGATGCGGAACCATTCGTCGCCGTTGACGCGGCGGATGACGCCGAGTTCGGGTGCGAGTTCGGCGGAGGCCTCGACGGTTTCGATGGCGAAGTTCCACTGCTCGCGGGCGAGGGAGACGTCTTGCGCGACTCCGAGGACGAGGCGGGCGCCGTCGAGGTACAGGGCGTGGAGGCTTTTGGTGCGCTTGAAGGTGGATTTTCCGTTCTGCCGGGCGACCAGGACGATGACGACCCGGAACCGGTAGGTGCCGTCGGGCTGCAGCTCCATCGCGTGGATGGCGAGCCACCGTTGCCAGGGCAGGAACGGTTCGCCGATGATCTCGGCGAAGTCGGCGGCTTCGTAGCCGCGGCTGGTGCGGCGGCTGAGGGGGCGCAGCGGCGGTGTCCAGAGGCGGGGCTGGGTGCGGCCGAGCAGCTTGGGCACTATCTGTGGTTTTCCCACAGCCCAGCCTCCCGTTTGCGCAGTTAAGGCACTGGTCTTTGTAGGTTTTAGACAAACGTGATGCTAGCCTTGCGCCGTGATCACTCCCGGACGGTGCTGACGTGGTGACGGCTGTCTTGCCGTTGCGTGCCGTCCGGACGCGCCTGCACGGCCTGGCTGCTGCCGTGCGGCGGCAGCTGAGCCCGGCGCGTCCGGTGCTGGCGAACCTCGCGGGCATCCCGCTGACCGTGGCGGGGCTCGGGTGCCTTGACGCGGCCGCGTTTTGGTGGAGCACCGCGGCTGGGCTGGCTGTGGCGTGCCCGGTCCTGATCTGGCTCGAGCACCTGATTGCGGACGAGCCGTGAAGTCGGCCCTGCGCAGGACGCTGCAGAATGCGGCATCGCCCGTGCCGATGGGCAGCGGCGGGTTCTATAAGCTGCCGGGGCTGGCGCTGGGTTCCAACCAGACTGAGGCACTGCTGCGGGCCTACGGGACCGTTGGCACGATCTTCAGCATCGTGTCGCTGTATGCGTCGGCAACAGCCCGGCCGCTGTGGCAGCTGTTCCGTTCCCAGCAGGAGGACGCGAACCGGTACACCACCCGTGACGAAGGCTCAGACCAGCGGGCGCAGGTCTTCAAGCACCAGGCGCTGAGCGTGCTGCAGAAGCCGGCGGTGGCGGTGCAGCCGGGCGGCGCGCAGACCGTCATATGGTCCCGGTTCGGGTTGTTCGAAGTCTCGCAGATGTACCTGGACCTGACGGGCGAGTCGTACTGGGTAGTCGAACGGGATCCGCGGTCGCCGATCCCGCTGGGCCTGTGGCCGGTGCGCCCAGACCGGATGGAGCCGGTGCCGAGCGAGCGGGACTACCTGGCTGGCTACGTCTACACTTCGCCGGACGGCCGCACGAAGATCCCCCTCGATGTCACTGACGTGATTTTCGTAAAGTACCCCAATCCGCTAGATGCCTATCACGGGCTGGGCCCGGTTCAGAGCGTGCTTGTCGACATCGACGCGGCGAAATACTCGGCTGAGTGGAACCGGAACTTCTTTATCAACTCGGCCACGCCGGGTGGCGTCATTCAAGTGCCTAATAACCTGTCTGAGGCTGAATTCAATGAGCTGACCAACCGCTGGCGGGAAACTCACCGCGGGGTGTCGCGTGCTCACCGTGTGGCGGTGCTGGAGGGCGGCGCTACGTGGGTGCCGAATCAGTACACGATGCGGGATATGGACTTTGGCAACCTGCGCGGCGTGATGCGGGATGTGATGCGCGAGGCATTCCGCATGCACAAGGTCATGCTCGGAGTCTCCGATGACGTGAACCGGGCGAATGCGCAGACCGGCGAGGAAGTGTTCGCGAGCTGGGGCGTGGTGCCGCGGCTGGACCGGTGGCGGGACGCGCTCGATAACCAGTTCCTGCCGCTGTTCGGGTCGGCCGGCCGGGACGTCGAGTGGGACTACGTCACGCCGGTCCCGGCGAACCGTGAGCAGGACAATGCAGAGCTGACCGCGAAGACGACGGCGCTGGCGTTGCTGGTGACGGCGGGGTTTGACGCGGATGAGGCGGCCGCGGTTGTCGGCCTTCCGCAGATGGGCTTTGAGCGCCCGGCTGTTCCTGTTCCGGTGCTGCCTGCGCCTGCGGTGCCGCCTGATCAGTCGGGGATCCCCGGCGAAAGCGGTGACAGTGACATGGCGAACTTGCTGCGGCTGATGGCGCCGCTTAACCAGCGGGTGAGGGTGATGCGCTGATGATGCCGCCGCAACCGCCGCCGTTCTCGGCAGGGAACGGGACCTGCTCGTGAACGTCAGGCGCAGGACCGCGCAGCGGCTCGCCAACGCCCGCCAGTCAGAGGGCTGGTACCGCATCGTCCGCAACGACGCCGGCGGACCGACCCGCGTCGACGTGTACGACGACATCGGCGGCGGCGGATGGTTCGACGACGGAGTGACCGCGGCAGGGTTCGTCGCCGAGCTGGCGCAGATCAGCGGTGACATTGAAGTGCACATCAACTCGCCCGGCGGCGACGTGTTCGACGGGATCGCGATCTACAACGCGATCGCGGGCCGGGCCGGGAACGTCACGACAGTCGTAGACGGCCTGGCGGCGAGCATCGCCAGCGTGATCGCGCAGGCTGGCCAGACCCGGATCATCGCCCCGGGCGCGATGATGATGATCCACGACGGACTAGCGCTCTGCATCGGGAACGCAGCCGACATGCGCGCAACTGCGGGCCTGCTCGACACCGTGAGCGACAACATCGCGAGTATCTACGCGGCTAAGGGCGGCACGCCAGCCGGCTGGCGTGCCGCGATGCAGAACGAGACGTGGTACACCGCGCAGTCGGCTGTCGACGCGGGGCTCGCGGACAAACTGGCCGAGCGGCCGTCGGCGCCGGACTCGATGGCAGCCGCCGCGCGGTGGGCCGAGCAGATGCTTCCCGCCGGCCGGCCGGCCCTCGGGCTCGAGTCGATGCCGCTGCTGGCAGCCAAGGCCATCGCCGTGCATCACACCGACACGGCCGGCGGCGCGTGGGACGGCCCGGCGGCGGTGGCAGCGATGCCCGCCGAGTACGCGGACCTGCATTACTGCCATGCCTGGCAGTCCGCGGAGGCGGATTCATCGCCGCACAAGGCCGGTGATGACGACGCCGACGATAAGAAGGCGAATTTTAGGTTCCCGCATCACCGGGCGCGGGGCGGGCCGGCCATTGAGGCGGCGTGCAGCAACGGCGTGGCCCGGCTGGACGGTTCGGCTATCCCTGACGGCGACAAGCCGGGGGTGAAAGCGCACCTGCAAGCCCATCTCGACGACGCGCGCAAAAGCGAAGCGAGTGGCCGCGCAGACGGCGCCGGGTTCACCGTGGCCCCGGCGCAAATCCTGAAAGCTCTTGAGGAGGCATTCAAGTGACGATCGCCATTCCGGAGACCTCCGACGAGCTGGAGGAGCTGCTCCACGATTCCGAGCAGCTGGCCGCCTTGATCAAGAACGGCCAGTTTCCCGACGTGATCAAGGCGTACGGCCGCAAGCAGATGGAGGCGCGGAACGCTGAGTTGTCCGCCCAGCTGAAGGAAGGTCTTCAGATGGGCATGGCCGAGTTCCTGAAGGCCAGCAGGGATCCGGGCGCGCAGGGCGGCCCGGCTGTGCCGGTCAGCGAAATCGGCTGGGCTTCGGGAGTGCGCCCAGGCCTGTCGGCCAAGGCGCGGCAGCTCGCCGCGCGGCAGAAGCTCTACCGCGGCAAGGCCATCGGCGCGCAGCTGAACGCCGATCCGCACGCGCAAGACTGGGGATCGTTCCTGCAGGCCATCCACCACCGGGCCGAGCAGACCGACGAAGTGAAGGCGTTCCGCAAGACGGTGCGGAACGCGATGGCCGAGCGGGT